ATATACCGAAGCTCTACGAGATTTATCCGGAACTGTTCCCTGACGGCGCGGAGGAAGAAGCCGAGGCCGAACAGGAGAAGCGCACGGAGACATCCATGAATAACTTCCTCAAATTCGCGAAGATCTTCAACCAGAGGTACGAAAACAATGGCAGCGACAGAACAACTGAAAGTGAAGATAACGGCTGACGCTTCTCAGGCGAAGTCGGAGATCTCAAAATTTAAGACACAGCTGAAAGACACATCCGGAGAGGCGGGAAACCTTACCGGAGCGCTGACTAAGACTGCCGGAGCTGTCGGAGCGCTGGTAGTGGCGTGCAAAGCGTGGAAGGCGGTCATAAAGAACGCTATCGACGTGGCAGCCATGGGCGACGCTATCAAGGACAACGCTCAGAAGGTCTTCATGTCGACAACGGCGTATCAGGAATGGGGCTATGTGCTTAAGCAGAACGGCATCGAGATAAGTCAGCTCAAGACCTCGATGCGCACGTTCGCGAAGCAGGTGGCGACCGGCTCGGACTCGCTCCGGAAGTACGGCATCACGGCCACGAACGTAGACCAGGCGTTTGAACAAGCGGTATATACGATACAGAACCTCGGCACCGAGACAGAGAAGATCGCGGCGGCGACTGAGCTGTTCGGTACCAGGGCGATGGAGCTCATGCCGATGCTCAATATGACCAATCAGGAGACGCAGAACCTCGCGCAGTCCTACAGGATCCTCGGCGGTACGATGTCGAATGAGCTGATAGCGGCATCCGATACATGCACGGACTCGATCACGGCGATGAAGGCATCGTGGGGCGGTCTGAAGAACGTACTGGCTCAGTGGATACTCCCCGCGGTCATCAAGGTGGTGCAGTGGCTCACGGTACTGATCGCAAAGGTCAGGATAGTGCTGGCGGCATTCTTCGGACTCAAGGAAACCTTCGGCGGCTCGAGCGGTAACAGCAAGGGCTCGGTGGCGGCTTCCTCGGGGTCGATCGCGGGAAACACCGGCAGGACCGCGGACAATCTCAAAAAGGCGAACAAACAAGCGAAGGCTCTGCGCCGCACCTTGATGGGTATCGACGAACTCACTAAACTCGCTGAAAAGGCAACTGCAGCCGCTGCAAGTGGTGGCGGTGGTGGAGGAAGTGTCGGCGGTGTATCCGTAGGCGGCGCTGATATCAGCGAACTCGCGAACGCTTCCGGCAATCTGTTCAGCGATGACATGATAAACAAGATCGAGGAGTTCAGAGACAAGGTCGACAAGGTCAAGGAGAAGCTCAACGGTGCGTATCAGATCTGGAAGGGATGGGTAGAGATACTCACTCCGGGCCAGACCTTCAAAGGCATATCTGCCATGTACGAGGGCTTCAAGAAGATATTCCCATTTGTTCAGGACATCGAGGACAAAGTCAAGTCCATCTGGGCAAAGGTCAAGGAAAAGGTCGAGACCAAGCTCGGCATAAAGATACCGACATGGAACGATATCAAGGCCAAGTGGGACGCGATCAAGACCAAGATCGGCGACATCTGGGCAAACGTCAAGATAAAGCTCCCGCAGTGGAAGGCGGACCTCAAGGCAAAATGGGACAAGCTCATGGCCAAATTCAAGCCGAAGACGGTCAACTTCGCTCTGAAGTTCTCGGCGGCTGTCAATGACCTCAAGGCATGGATAAACGGACACGTTATCGCGAAGATCAACGGCGTCTTCAATAAGGTGCCGATACTTAAGAACCATCAGATACCATACCTCGCTCGAGGCGGTGTGCTTACCACTCCGACAGCGGCGATGATGGCAGAATACGCCGGTGCTCGTCAGAATCCTGAGATCGTGGCTCCGCAGAGCATCATGTACGACACGATGATGAAAGCCAACGGCGACATGGTGGCTGCATTCGCTACAATGACGCGGCAGGTGATCGCGGCGATAGAGAACAAAGACATCGATATCCGTATCGGAGACGAACAGATAGCGAGATCGGCACAGCGCGGCAACCTTGCATATAAGAACAGAACCGGCTCGGCTCTGATAACAGTGTAGGAGGGCTTATATGGCGGCACTCAGCAGTAAAGGTAATTTCAAAGTAGGCTCGACGGAATACAAACCGAAGAGCCTCAAGGTCACATATGACTCGCTGGCGACAGCGAAGAGTGGCCGTTCCGATGACGGCACGATGGTGATCTCGTGGGTGAGACAGAACATCCGCAAGGTCGAGATAGAGATGCCGCCTATGACGATGGCCAAGACGGCGCAGATCCTGAACGCGGTCAGCGGAAAGAAGTACAACATCACGATACACGACCCGAAGAGCAACGCAGAGGACACATTCCAGGTGTACACGTCAAACAGCCAGGGCGAGTGCTACAGCGGAGTCCTTCACAACGGCATGTACACCGGGGTGCAGTTCAGCGCTATAGAGGTATGACATGGCTAACACTCTCACATTCACAGGTCAGACGCTTACCGATGCCAACATATTCGGCGGCATCACGTACACGGTCGACCTGAACACCGGGACGGAGTTCTCGATAGGTAACACGGCATCTGCTTCGGTCACATTCACTACCGACACGCAGGTGCCGCTCTATTCGAAGGACTCCACGAACGGTACATTCACATGGACGCAGAACAGCACCGTGCGCGGCCGCTTCTACATCACGGAAGTGACCAAGACCGAGACCGGTTATTTCACGGTCACGGCCTATGACGCGATGATACTGCTCGATGCACTTGTGTCGGCATTATCTATATCTTACCCTGCAACAGTGTCGGGACTTGCGTCTCAGATTGCGACATATCTGGGATGCACGGTCTCCGGCACCGTAAACAACGGCACGCTGTCGGTCAGCGAACTGGACGAGACCAAGACCATCCGCCAGCTGCTCGGCTGGATAGCGGAGGCGAGTGCGGCATCGGTCAAGATAGACGGCTCGGACCATCTGTGCTTCATGTACTACGCTTCGAGCGGCATCACGGTATCAGATTCGGACTATAAGAAACTCAAGGTCGCGGACTATACGTGTGCGGCGATCGACAACGTGACCATCATGGGCATAGACGGTCAGCCGTGCGCGTCTTCCGGTGCGGGTACCAATACGCTCTATATTCAGGGCAATCCGTTCCTGTACGAGGCGACCAACACCGTAGCGGCGACCATACTCGGTATTGTAGACGACTACGCCTACACGCCTATCGAGTGTGATATGTTCGACCGTAACGGTCTCGAGGTCGGAACGATCGCGACATTCGGCACTACCGCATCGCTCGTCATGCACATAGAGGAACAGACCGAGGAAGGCGTCAAGGTCTCTTCGGTGGGGTCCGATACCAGAGCGGAGCTGAACAAGTCTGTCGAGGTACTGGTCGAGCAGTTAGACGCAACGGTCGCGACCATGAACCAGCACTTCTGGTACACGGCTTCAGGAGCCGAAGCGGGTGCGCATATAGCGGAAGTCGACAAGGCTACGTTCGAGACGACACCAGCGGGAGGCAATCTCTTGTCTAACTCGCAGGGCGTGAAGGTCAGGAAGGGGCTGGACGTGCTCGCGGAGATGACTGCGGACGGTTTCGCGGCTATGACTGACGGTGTGGCGGTGTTTGAGGCGGCGTCGAGTGGTGCGAGTGAAAACGCGACGATATACCAAAAGATTCAAGGGATAACACCAAGCCCGGCGACAGTTGTCACTCTCCCCATTCCTGAGAACGTCGGCGCCGTGAATGGAATATCTTTAGGCTATGTGAATTTAACTTATGGAACAAGCTCAAGTGGAAGTGCATCGTCACACGTGAGCTATGTATATGACGGTGATCGAACACTTACATTGACCGCGGACAGCGGTAGCAGGTCGATTGACCTCTATATTTCCCTCACCTTCACCGCTCCCTACTTCACGCTCGGCGTCCGTTCGGGAGAGCCGGCACCGTACAGCACCGCCATCGGCAAGTCCGTCATCGCTTCCGACAACAGCCAGACCGCTATCGGCAAGTACAACGAAGAGGACACTGGCGCGTTCCTTATCGGTAACGGCTCGGACGACAGCAACAGGTCGAACGCTCTCAAGGTGGACTGGAGCGGAAACGTGACCGCCGCGGGCGACATCGAGGACGGAAGCGGGAACGTGCTGTCGACAGTAGCGAGCAAGGTGTCTCGAACAACACAGCGCAAAACGTGGTCGCAAGTTCACGCGGCAAGTTCAACCGGGGTATATGTCGAACTTGTATCATTTACTATTCCGGCCGGTCATTGGGTGATTATGCTCGCAAACGGAAACGGACTCGGGGCCGCGGTAATGTGCAACATCAACGCATATATATCAAGCGGGACCGGGACCATATATGGCGGGCTGGGAACGTCGAACGACTCGAGCGGCAACTACGCGACCGGTTGGGGATACATTGAAGCCACGACTTCGGTTACAGTTAAGGTTCGGACGTATACATACAACACATCAGTCACAAACTTCAATGGATATGCCGTGGTAACTCCGGCGCTATAAGGAGGACACTAAAACATGGAACCGACAATCACAATCGCACTCATTACTTCAGCATCTAGTTTACTTGTGGCGGTCATCAGTGTCGTAATGAACAACCGCATCCTCGGCTACAAGGTCGACGAACTCAAGAAGCAAGTCGAGAAACACAACCAAGTGGTCGAGAATGTGGCGCTTCTCCAGCAGGAAACCAGCACGCAGTGGAAACGCATCGACGAGCTCCGCAAGGACGTCGAGGATCTCAAGAAAGAAGTCAAATAATGCGAAGGCGGCACATTGTTATATCACTACTCAATGATTTCCGTGTCTGACTTGCGGCTAAGTTACTGCACCGGTGCCGCCTCGCTTATAAGTAAAGGAGAACAGAATGGAATTTGTAACAGCTATGTACATGCCTATCGTACTGGCCGCATGTCTCTGTGTCGGCTACGTGATCAAGAAGTGGCTCCCGACCGACGACAAGTGGATCCCGACCATCATGCTCGTGCTGGGCGCGATCCTCGGCTGTGTCGCGATGAGGACCGTCAGCCTTGAGGCTATTGTCTCCGGAGGTGTTTCGGGTCTCGCTTCTACAGGTATGCACCAACTATTCAAGCAGCTCATCGAGGGCGGTCAGGTCGCTACTGTTCTGACCGAGGAAGAGATGGCAACGTATTCAGAGGACGACGATGAACTGGAACAATAAGCTGAACACTCTCGCGCTCATGACCGGGCACGGCAAGAGCATAGACGGCACCTGGGACCCCGGATGCACGTACGGAACATACACCGAGGCGGGACTGTGTCAGAACATCACCAAGACAGCCGTGAAGTACCTCAGACAGAGCGGTATTGATGTCATATCCGACTCGGATTATAAGAACAACAAGAACATGGTCGCCTGCGTCAAGTGGGCGAACGACCGCTTTGCTAAGCTCTACATGTCAGTACACTGCGACTACTCCGGAGCGAGTACAGGAGTGTATCCGCTCTATGTGTCGGCAGATGGCAAGAAGATGGCCAAGGCTGTCGGCAAGTCCGTGGCGAAACAGATGGGCATGAAATTCAAGGGCGCCGCCAAACGCACCGACCTGTACGAGCTGAACGCTACCGACATGCCCGCGGTCATATTCGAGTGCGGCGCGATCAAGGCCGACCTTGCTGCTTTAAAGCAGCACAAAAAATACGGCAAGGCACTCGCCAAGGCGATCTGTGACTATCTCGGCGTCCCTTTTGTGGATAGCACCGGCATCGTATTACCTCCGAGAGGCTACTTCAAGGAAGGCGATATCGGTGAGAATGTCAAAGTCTTACAGCGATACCTTAAAAGCCAGGGATTCGTCTGCGGAGAAATAGACGGCATCTACGGCAAGCTCACGATGTCCGCTGTGAAAAACTTCCAGAAGAAGAACGGACTCGAGGCGGACGGCCTCTTCGGTCCCGATTCGCTCAAGGTCGCGGACTCGGTCTATAAATAGCAATTCACGCTGCTTTAAAGCAGCATACTCATAGGAATACCTCCTTATACCAATCACGAAAAAGGCGCTCTGGGTTCTTATCGTTTCTTCCCCGGGGCGCTTTTTTCGTTTTTTGATACACGTTTGATACAGATTTATGACGAATAATGACGATTAATGACGATTGGTATCAACAAAAACGTTGATATTTCAGCACGTACGGTGTGTATGAGAGAAGTCTGATTTTTTCTTTAAAAGCTCAATCGTATTGCATTTGCAATACTTTGCAGTGCGGTTGATACGAATTTGATACGTTTTCAAGCCGATCCACTACATCCTGCATGTCTTCGGGGTAGATGTGAGCGTACACGTTCAGCATGGTCTCGACCTTGTCACCGATGCGGTCCGCAATCAGTTTCGGACTGAAGCCGAGATGAATGAGGAGCGCTACATGAGAGTGCCGGAACGAGTGCAGCGTCATGTCGGGAATGTTCGCGAGCGCGAATAATCTCCGCATCCGCTCCCAGTACGTCTCGATGTGTCTCGGGAACAGCTCGGTGTCCCGATCGGGTCGGTCAAGGGTGAAGATGTACGACTCTATCTCTCGCGCAAGGGTGTCGTTAATGAGTACATTCCTGCCGTGATTGTTTTTTAGTCCGTGCTGGGTAGTCATACCGCCATCGGTGCGTATTTTATGCTTATGCACCGCTATATAGGTGCCATGATAATCACCGACTGTGAGCGCAACGGCCTCGGAGATCCTCATTCCTGTCCAGAACAGCACGTCAATGAGCAGCTGCGTCTCTTCCGTGACTCCGGGGATCGCTTTGAGCCGCTCGATGTCCTCTACGGTCATGTACCGCATCTCTTTTCGGCTGACGGCCAAGTTATTCAGGCCTCTGCACGGATTCTTATATAGGTCGTACATGTTCACGGCGAAGTCGAAGATCTTCGACAGTTTTGACATGTACAGATTCACCGAGGCAGCCGACAGATCTGACATCGCGCTGCGTACCTCAAGCATGTCCGTCCCGGTGATGTTCGTCACCTTCTTCGCGCGGATCCTGTCCACGTATCTACTACCGATTACTACTTGATACCCCCGGAGCGTGTTCGGGCGGTACTCTCTTCTCTTCGTTTCAACGAACACTTTGGACAATTCATCAAAGGTCATGTCAACAGACGGCGCATAGGTCTCGATGAACTTGCGCTCGAATGCCAGGGCTTCCTTCTTTGTCTTGAAGCCTCTCTTCAGTTTTGTGGCGGGTTTTCCGTCCTTCCGGTACTGGAACTTTGCGAACCACGTGCCGGTGTTCTTGTCTTTGTATGCTGGCATGGGTCTGTAAGGCTCTAAAATTCGATTTAAGCGAGTTTTATCGGTACGCTGAATAATGTGTCATTGACGCAAAATGATGTGAATAAGGGCGTTATATTGCGTCAAAGTCTGAATATTCCGCGTCATGCGCAAGCTCGTCAATTTCGTTGACTGCCTTGATCTTGCCCATCTGGTTGAGCCGTTCCCATCTTTCCAGCAGAAGCGACATCATATCATCGGTCATCCGGGCATGATAAGGCGCAGGACCCTCGATGACTCTTCCGTTCACCAGAGAATCGACCGTAACACCAAGCCGATCGGCTATCTTCTTCGCTGTGTCGACAGAGGGTGAGCTGTCGTTCATCTTTCCGAGTTTACCCTTAGTGAAGCCAAGCTCGCGTTCCAATTGTGACACAGAGACACCTCGCTCGAGGCACAGCTTCTTGATGTTGTCATATACTCCCATAAAACACTCCAATATTTACAACAATTTTGCTGTTTTCGCTTGACTTCCGCAATATTTTGCAGTAATATATGGGTGTAGGCAAACAAAATACTGCAGAAGCGGTCGCTTCCGTTTTCGCGTTATTGGTAAATTCGATTATAGTGAAGCGATTGCAAAAAGTCAATATTTTGCGAATCATCAACGTAACATTTTATGCAGGGAGGGGTGAGTGTGACTCTATACGAAAACATCAAGCACTACGCAAAGATGCGAGGCACGAGCATATCACAGCTCGAGCGAGACCTGAACTGGACGAAGGGATCCATCGGAAAATGGGATGTAAATCGCCCAAGCGTAGACAAAGCGGTAGCTATCGCACAGAAGCTTGACGTCACAGTTGAGGACATCTACGGTCAAGCGTAACAAAAAAGAAAGGACACCCGAGGGTGCCCAATCAAAGAACCAAGCTAATTATAGCAGAAAGGGAAAGAAATGTTAATCGCAACTTATAATCCGGACCCGAATCAGAAGTACATCGTGACATTCGACTATGTGAGCGAGTTCGTATTCGACTCGTATGCAGACGCTCAGGAGTTCATCAAGTCGGCTCTGACTCACAGCAAGACGGACATCCTCAGAGCTAAGGTCGACATCGAGAGACCGAAGGCAGAAGTGAAGAACGAAAGCGAGGCGGAGTAATGTCACCGATCACGAACGCAACACGCTCGGAAGCGTACGAGAACAGACCGAAGATGCAGAGGAAAGCGGAGATCATCAGTTTCCTTGACAGCATCTATCCGGATGCAGCCACCGCGAGGGAGATCATGTACTTCCTCGGATACCAGGAGCCGAACGCAGTAAGATCGAGGCTCACGGAACTGGACTTTGAAGGCAGAGTGGAAGTCGTCGGCACAAAGGTCGATATGTTTACGAACAGGCGCGTGGCCTGTTACAGGAGGGTGAAATTATGAAGCTGCTTAAAGCGATAGCGGAGTCGGCCGTATTCTTCGGCCTGATCGTGACCATGACGGTCCTGATATACAACCTTTACATGATGAAGACAGGAGGACCGACGATATGGTAGCGACTATCAACTGCACGATGCCGTATCGGTGGACGTGCGATCCGGAGCATGACTGGAACAATTATTGTCGCTTACTGGACCGCAACGGCGTGACACTTGATGAGTGGGAGCGTCAGTGGGATGAAGAGCATGGATTGACGGAGGGAGAAGATGAACACTGAAATATTAAATAATTACAACACGCTGCATAACGCGATAATCGAAGATGCGGTTAATGAGTGGCGTGAAGTAATGGATGACCACTATTTCGCCACTAAAGAGGAGAGAAAGACTGACCCGCACGGCGGTTATGGCCGCCGCTTGTTGAGAGCCGCATTGGACCGGAAATATATAGAAGAGCACGCCCTTAATGGCCCTTTTATCGCTCGGGAGGTCGCCGATGGTCTCAAAGATACACATTTGGCAAGCGCGCCAGATTTGCGGCTGCGCGAGGGCGTGAGGTTAGAAAGAACAAAAACGTCTTCAATCATAACTGCTGTCGTTAAACTGAAATGCTTGCGCGAAAACGAGCACGAAATGATTATCGACTTTTATGAGGCGTGGTTCGGAGGTGTGTATCAATGAAGCTTTCTAAGAGCAAGTGCATCAACTTGAGAAAAACCACAAGCATAATAAACGGTGCGCCCATATGGAGGTGCTCGTGCGTGGACGATTCTTGGTTTAATATCCTTCACGAGGTGGAGGAAGATTGTCCGTTCTATAAAACTCTTTACGACCAACTACTTATAGAAAAGCAAATCGCACCACGAGTCGAGGCATTTACCGGTAAGCCGTTTAAGAGTTGCATTAATAGAGATGCCCTCAGAAGGATATTAGGCGTCGATTAGGAGGTAATACATGGCAGAACATATCCATTGGAAGAAAACAACGAACCCGAACTACCTGGGCGCGTATGCGTTCGATGACGGCAAGGACATGATAGTACAGGTAAAGGACGTCAAAATGGAAATGGTACAGAATCAGCAGGGCAGAGAAGAGAAGAACGTCATGTACTTCGAAGGCAACATCAAGCCGCTGATCCTGAACTCAACCAACATGAAAGCGATCGAGAAGGCAACCGGAACGGCGTATCTCGACGAGTGGGTCGGTAAGAAGTTACAGCTGTATGTGACGCTCGTGTCCGCGTTCGGAACGACAACCGATGCGGTCCGTGTCAGAGAGTTCGCACCGAGGTCGTAAGGGGGATATATGAGACTGAGCAGAGGCAACTACCACAGCACAGAGATGAATAAGCAGTACATGTCGGTCTCGCAGTTCAAGACATTCCTGGAATGCCCGGACCGCATGCTGGCGGAGCTGTACGGACTCGTAGAAGACAAGAAATCCACGGCGATGCTCGTCGGTTCTTATGTCGATGCGTACTTCTCCGGAGAACTTGACGAGTTCAAGGCAGCACATCCGGAGATACTCAACTCCCGCACAGGTGCGCTCAAGTCCGACTTCCAGCACGCTGAGAAGATCATCAAGAGAGCACACTCGGATGAGTTCTTCATGGAGTTTATAAACGCTCCGAATAAGCAGGTAATAATGACCGGCTGGGTGTTCGGTCACGAGTGGAAGATAAAAGTCGACGCGCTGCATGAAGACAAGATCGTGGACTTCAAGGTCATGAAGGACATGGAGCCGATCTGGAAGAACCACGAGCGCATGACATTCGTAGACGCATGGCAGTACCCTCTGCAGGGATACATCTACAGAGAAGTGGTCGCGCAGCATCTTGGTAAGAAATTACCGTTTTATCTCGCGGTAATGACCAAGGAAGAAGAGCCTGACATCGCGGTCATCGAGATCCCCGAGTGGAGACTCAATGCAGAGGAAGCCATCGTCAAGCATTACATAGACGAATACGCTGCCGTGAAGGAAGGCAAGACGCTGCCGAGACACTGCGGAAAATGCGCATGGTGCAAACGCACAAAACTACTAACGAAAGTAACGAGCTACGAGGATCTCGTAGAGAACATGGAGGCATAGCATGATCGGAGGAAACTGGAAGCAGGTGGATGCCGTGGAAGAAAGAAGCAGAAGAAGACCCCCTGCTGGCGGGTACGTTGCCAGGATCAAGACAGTGGAGAATGTTCCCCAAAGGGAATATCTCAAAGTGGAGTACGACATCGCCGAGGGTGAGTGGATGGGATACTTCGCCGACCTGTACGAACGCGCTCACTTCTGGGGCGGCACGTTCTACCGCTCGTACAAAGAGAAAGCCTGGGGACTGTTCAAAGGCTTCATCGTGGCGGTGGAAGAGTCCAATAACGTCAAAATCATCACGGATGACGGAATTGACGAGAGCAAACTGGTCGGCAACGAGGTCGGAGTCGTTCTCGGTGAGGAAGAATACATTGGCAACGATGGCTCACTTAAGACTCGCTTAAAGGTCGTTAAGACACTTAAGACCGAGAGGATCCGCAAGGGTGACTTCATCGTTCCGGAGTTGAAGAAACTCGAAGGACAGACCGCTCCTGCAGTGCAGAATGATGTTATTGACACCACTCAGCCGACTCCGCAAGGGTTTGATGAACTTACAGAGGAGCTTCCGTTCTGATGAAGGTCATAGTAGAAGACACGCGCCAACAGTCCGGCAAGCACGAGAAAAAACACGAATACTTTGAGAGCCGGGGCGTAACAGTCGTGAGGTCGAAACTCCCATACGGCGACTACGCTCTGGCTCCTGAGGTAGCAGTAGACACCAAGGCAAGCATCCACGAGATCGCGGTCAACCTCTGCGGAGACATCGCCGAACGGCAGCGCTTTATAAGAGAGTGCAAGGGCGCTCAATCTATCAACTGTCAGCTCGTCTTCCTGGTCGAGGTCGGCAAGTACAAGACACCGGCCGACCTTATAGGCAAGACAGTGAAACTCAAGAGCGGCAAGGTCATAGACGGCGCTCAGCTGTACAGAGCGATGGTCACGGTCTCGGAGCGGTATGGTGTAAGATTCGAGTTTACACCGCCTTCACAGACTGCGGCGCGGATAATGGAGATTTTAGGAGTAGACAATGAGCAAGAAGGGATACATCAAACTTGATCGCAGGATCCTCGACAACATGCTCTGGCTTGAGAAACCCTTCGACTATGCACACGCATGGACGGACCTCTTGCTTCTTGCCAACCACAAAGACCTTGATGTCATCCGAAGAGGCCAACTCATGCACCGGAAGCGCGGGGATGTCGATACCTCCATCGGTTTCCTGGCTAACAGATGGGGATGGAGCGAGAACAAGGTCCGGCGGTTTATCGGCATACTGAACGACACAGGTATGTGCACATCAAAAGGTACACCCCACGGCACCACCTTAACCATTGAAAATTACACAAAATATCAAGGTGAGGCACAAGCAGACGGCAGACCTAACGAAAGACCTGACGGCAGAGCAGACGAAAGACCAGACGAAAGACCTGACGGCAGACATGACAAGAATGTAAAAGAATGTATAAAGAATGGGAAAAGAATGGAGAAGAATAATACGCGCTCGCGCGCGAGAAAACCTTCTTCTTTCGAAGAGATCCTTGATGAACTAAGGAGGGAGTACGAACTTGAAGAAAGCGGAGACGGCCAATCTGATAGAACTTCTTAACGGCTACTACAAGATAGACTCGGCACGTATCAAGGCGATCTCGGTGGCGTGGTTCGAAGCGTTCAAGGATTACGAGTACGATGACGTGGCGGCTGCCATCACATCGTTCGCGGTCAAGGACGTGAGAGACTATCCGACCATGCCGGGCGTCGGTCAGATCATGGCGGAGCTGGAAGACATCCGGAAGCATAAGGATAAGAATGTCAACCGAGTCTATAATGCCGTGCTTGACGGTAAGACCTACGATCAGCTCCCGGATGTCATCAGGGAACATGTCACTCTTGAGCAGTTCATGGCTATGGGCGCGATCGACAGCGACGTGTTCCTGGCTAACCGGAAGCAGCTCAAGGATATGATCAGGAACATGATGGAGGACGTAGATGGAAAAGATAGAAAAATGGCTGATACGATCGTGGGAGCGGATTAAGCACAAGATTGACTACGCTCTTACTGGTCAGGATCCTGACGAGGTCGAGTGGGATGCCTTCCTCGACAGGATGGTCGCAGTGAGGACCGGCATGGCTCCGGCATTAGAGCCGAGAGACGAGTGGATACTGTGCGCAGTACATCAGCCGCCGCACAGCGGAACATATCTGACTACTACGGCAAAAGGCGCAGTCCGTGTGAATCACTATTACGACTATCACGGAACATGGGGATATAACAACGATGCTGTTGCATGGCGACCGATGCCGGAAGCATGGAGGCAAACAGAATGACATATATCGACAAAGACAAATTGAAAGACGATATAAACAGGACGCTTGATGAACTTGCGGACGCGGTGAACGTGTTCCTTGATGAAATCCTGAACGAAGTCGAACTTGCGGAAGACATCGAAGCCGTTCCTGTTGTGCGGTGTGCGGACTGCAAGTATTCGGAAACATGGCTCGGACGCAAAATGAAGTGCAAGCGCATAAGCGGTCAGCTGTTCGATCAGGCGCATTTCTGCGCTTATGGGGAGGTGATTGACGATGAGATTGATTGACGCAGACGCGCTACTTGAGCAGATAGACACAGAGCGTGATATTCTCGTTAAGGACGGTAGGCTTGGGGTGGAACACATACTTGTTCACTATGTCAGAGAGTTTATTGAGGACGCTCCGACCGCAGAAAAACCAGACTGGCACTACGATGAAAAAGACTGCACTTGGTATCCATACATACACGATGACGAATCACAGACGGAAAGACCTTGTGAGAATTGCCAAGAATGGGATTGTTACGGCTGTGAATATAAGCAGACGGAAAGGAGAGCGCAGATGAGTGAATGGACATATACGCTCGATGAGGTTGCAGAACTATTGTGTGATTTGTTCGGTGATGAATGTGCTTGCAACTATAACGGCATAGATGAATGGCTACCGATGGCTTGTAAATATACGGAGACTGGCGGTTGTCCAAATCCAAGCGAAAAACACGGCTGTTGGAAACAATTCCTTTTGCAGGGGGCATATACGCTTAAAGATATACGGCAGAGTGAAGCCGATACTCCGCTAGCATAGGACAGACAGAAAGAGAGGGCGAGTGATGAAAGAATTTGAAGACCGTAAAGAGTTTGAAAAAATATTTGAAGTGGTGAGGAATAACATCAAGGAAAAGATTACAGCAAAGGGCGTATCTATGAAAGGCTCTGCTAAAGGAACGGCTTTATCAGAAATTATAGCCGTATTCGATGAAGAACTTGAACTCGGTATTGCAGAAGAACTGAGAAAGGGGCGTGGCTTAATTCGAGCCTATTACAGAAAATATAAAGAGGTCGAAAGCCTTGAAGTAAAACTACGAGAGAATGAGCAGAAACTTGAAGCACAACAGAAGGTGGCTAATATGGTATCGCTTCTGACCGATGAAACAATGAAAAATGTAATCGTTGCTTATGAAGCACTTTCAGACAGACGAGGGCGTTCTGATGCGAAAGAGATAGTGATTGCGTATGTCAAATCTAAAGGTCGTGAGGACTTAATGGACGTTGTGACGCAGACAGAAAGAGAGGGTGAGTAATGGATATTGGGACACGCATAAATAGGTTATTGTCTGAAAATCAAATGGAGCAGAAAGATTTAGCAGAAGCACTAAATTATACTCAAGCAACAATGTCAAGGTGGTTAAAAGGAACACGCACTCCCAGATCCGAAGCACTTTGTGCTATTGCAGATTACTTCGATGTATCGGTGGATTGGTTGCTTGGGCGGTCAGAATATCGAAACTATAACGGCTTTATTTCGGGGGACGACGCTCTTGAATATTGCGAAAAGGCAAAAGAATCAGCATTGAAGTGTTGGTATAAAGTAGCCAATTTCGATGTTACAGAAATATCTGCAACAAGCCTTGCCAATAATACGCAAGCATGTGCGCACTTTGAGCGAGAAATATTGAGATGGGAGTACGATATCCCACGCATGATACATTCGTTGGCTGATGGTACATGGAAAGAAGCAGGCCGCAAGACCGAGCCGAAGCAAGAGTGGATTCCTTGTTCAGAACGGCTGCCGAGCGACGGACAATATGTAATCATTCAGTATTACGATACAACCGGGAAAAATCACGTCTCCGTTGTAGGTGCGTGTTACAACGCACGACAAGGGTTTGTTGATACGGGGTATGGGGAAATGTGGTTCGGGAACGGCAACGATGATGTTATTGCGTGGTTGCCATTACCGGAGCAGTTTAAGAAATGCCTCAAAGGGCGAAAGAGCGTAGCTGATTCAATATGAAAAATGGAATTGTTTGTAGCGGCTGTCAATAGTTGCGTTGAAAGTGAGCCACAGACAGAAAGGGACAGACGATGAGTAGATACATAGATGCGGAATATGTCAAGGCGGTTATGCTAAATGACAGACTTATGCAAGGCAACGCTGAATTTACATTGTATGCACAGCAAGTCGAAACGCAAGTAAACGCTTTACTGAGCATTGACATAGTACGTTGCGGAGAGTGTGCCAAACGCAAGAAAAACAAATTCTGTCTTGAACATATGAGGTATGAAAGGGACGATAACGGCTTCTGCTCATACGGAGAAAGGGAGTGCGAGTAGATGAGAAACCCATGCAAGGAATGTGATTACTACCACAAGGAGAACAACACTTGTCAATCAAAGAAATGTTCGTGCTTTGGTGGAGACGGAACTGTAACAATATTGGACAGATTGTTTTGCGAACCTTATAAATACGTGAAAGAAAAAGACAATGAGACTAATTGACGCAGACGCCCCAGCTGTGGCGCAAGAATGGACGGTGAGGAATGAGAAGCAAAAAGACCGATGACCCGAAATACCCGCGCGAGATTACGCTCACAGACGGCACGAAGATACTGCTGCCGCGGCAAAGCAAGTTCACTGATCCGTGGCTAAAGGCGCACGGCTGTTCGTTAGTGGCGGAGTTTGAGGCGCTTCAATGGCTCGGCGTACCGAAAGCGAAGCACTGGCCGATATACCTTGAAGAGTGGCACAGACAGCACACGCCGAAGGACGTATTCGCGAAGGTCACAGTCAAGGGCGTGAGCAAGGGTATTGACCACTACGGCAAGGGTAAAGGCTCGGCCACTTATTCGGCGAACGTCACGGCAAAGAGGATAAACACGGCACTTAATAACGGCGCACTGGTTATCATGGAGAGGGGCAACCCGATACATACTATCGTTATCGTTAAGGACGGCGAAACCGTGTACATACTGAACGCCGGCACGTACCGCAAGACGACACCGGCAGCGCAAGCAAAACGGGCGACAACTTCCAAACGTTACCGGGGAATGATTATTGTAAGAAGGGCGAACCGATGAAAGACACGGCACCATGTAAAGGTTGCGAAGATCGCTTTATAGGTTGTCACGCTGTTTGTGAAAACTATAAGGCATGGAAAAAGAAACATGACGCTTTACGGGCGAAAATACGGGCGGCGAAATATCCCGAAGATTGGATAGACGCTACAAAGATAAAAGAGGACCCGAAACAATGAGGGCGAAAGAATATTTGTTACAATACCGTCGGGCGCTTGAACGGATACGGCAGATAGAGGACCACATGTCACGGCTGTATTTGCAAGCGGAAGTCCAGGCGAAAGCACCGAAACCCGACATCGTCCGCGGATCCGGAAAGAAACAGGACCGCACCGGTGACATCGCGGTCAAGATAGCGGAAGCCTCTGCGAGACTGGATGCGGCAAAGGCCGACTCGCTCCGCGTCCTTGAAGAGGTCGCGCAGGTCATCGACTCGGTGCCGGACCCGGTGCAGTCCAGGCTGTTATATGACAGATACATCGCCGGCATGGACTGGTACAAGATAGCGCTCGACATAGGGTACGAGGCGACATATACAAGGGGACGGCTTCACGGTAAAGCAATACAAGCGATACGTGACATTTTGCAACACAATGCAACACGTGATTGTGATATAAGTTAAAGTGGAAATACACCATCATAAATATCATCTTTTTCCCTCTGAATGGCGCGGTCTGAAACGGCTGCGCTTTTCGTTATTACCGTAAAAGGAGAACACTGAAATGATAACTAACGCTTCAATCAATGCGGCATTCGACCCCGGCCACTGCGAAACCGACCGATGTCTCGGTCAACTCCCTCTTCATCGAACTGAACACAGGGGACATCTATTACTTCGATGGCTCGGCTTGGGCGAAAGTAGGTGCGTAACATGAATATGGTCGATATTTTAATGGCTAAGCAGCTCGCTGGCGGTTCCGGTGGCGGCGGAGGTACTGGCGGTGGGGTGCTTGTGGTCAATTACACAACAGCATGTGACAAGACATGGCGGGAAATAGACGATGCGGCTTTTGCGGTAATCGTGGCAAATGATGATGTGAACCACATAAAAAGCATTGAGCTTGTAGGTATAACCGGAATCAACGGCAGTGCTTATGCGGTCATGGCTTTTAACGCTATGTCAGGTACTTCGTTTACATATTCTTGCGATTCCGCGGACGGGTATCCCGTCAAACAAGGCTAAACCGCACACAGAGCGATTTTTTAGATTATGGCAAACGAACAGAACCTCTCAGGGTATGGCTTCGATGAACGAACAGCGAGCGAACAGCGAGAAATCGCACGCAAAGGCGGAAAGCGTTCGGGTGAAGTCAGGCGCGAGAACAAGTTAATACGAGACCGTATCCTTGAGCGCATGGGAGAGAGCGACTGGGACACCATGATAGACAACCTCATCAAGCGTGCGTCCCTGGACACCAAGAGCTTCGAGGTGCTTCGGGATACGATCGGACAGAAACCGACAGACAAGATCGAGGCGGATGTCACGCAGAACATCATAAGGGTGACGCTGGATGATTGACATCAGACTCAGCCGGAGCATCTTCAACGAGACGTATCTGCCGTACCTGGTCGACTACTCGCACAGATACGAGGTCTACTACGGCGGCGCAGGCTCGGGCAAGTCCGTCTTTATTGCGCAGAAGATACTCTTCAAGGCTATCAACAGCAAGCGCAAGGTCCTCATCATCCGCAAGACGCTCAACTCACAGAAGGACTCATGCTGGCGGCTCATGCTTGAACAGCTCGACCAGTGGCAGATCCGGGACAGGTGCAGGGTGCGCATAACAGACTTCGCGATCGAGCTGCCTAACGGCTCGGTCCTTTTGTTTAAGGGTCTCGACGACTCCGAGCGTATCAAGTCGATAGTGGGTATAACGGACATCTGGATCGAGGAAGCGACGGAACTCATCGAGGAGGACTTCGACCAGCTTGATTTGAGGCTGAGAGCCAGGGCGGCGAATCTCCAGATGTTCGTTAGCTTTAACCCGATCAGCAAGGTCAACTACGTGTACCGGAAGTGGTTCAGCGAGACAGCTGCAGTCGGATCCGACACGCTCATCGTCAAGACCACGTATAAGGACAATAGATTTTTGCCCGATGAGTATATCAAGAGCCTCGAGTCCAGGATCCACACGAATCCGACATACTACAAGATCTACGCTCTGGGCGAGTTCTGTAGCCTGGACAAGCTCGTGTACAACAACTGGCGCGTGGAAGCGTTCGACCCTCCGATGGACGGCAAGCTCGTGGTCGGTCTCGACTTCGGCTTCACCAACGATCCCACGGCTATCGTGGCCTCGATCGTAAAAGATGACGATATCTACGTGTTCCGGGAATATACCGGCACCGGCAAGACCAACCAGCAGATCGCGGACATCATCACGAACATGGGCTTCAGTAAGTCGCTTATAATCGCGGACAGTGCCGAACCCAAGAGCGTGGCCGAGATAAGACGGTGCGGTATTATGCGGATCCGCGAGAGCCAGAAGGGTAAGGACAGCATAATTCACGGAATCCAGCGCCTTCAGGGATACAACATCATCGTGCATCCCTCGTGTGAGAACCTCATCACCGAGCTGGAGAACTATTCATGGATAAAGGACAAAGCGACCGGCGAGTACACGAACAAGCCGATAGACATGTTCAACCACAGTCTTGACGCTCTCAGGTATTCGCTACAGGCACTCGATCAACATAAATTTACAGCAGTAGACAAGTCACTACTCGGACTGTAGGAGAACACAATGTATCAGATTGATAAAAACGAAGAACTAACACCGGATAGGCTCGGCAAGATACTGATGGACTTCCAGACGGCCAAACTGCCGGAGCTTCAGAAGTATTACAACTACTACAAAGGCAAGCAGCTCATCATGCAGAAGGAGGCCACTGATGCCGGTAAGCCTTGCAACAGGGTAGTCGTGAATTACTGCTACAACATCGTGCAGAACTACCTCGGCTACATGACAGGCATCGAGATAGGCTACGACAACGACGGCAGATTCGAGGACATCATCGACGTGCTGAAGTACAACGACGTCAAGGCGGAAGACAGCGAACTGCTCAGGAATGCGCTCATCTTCGGCAGGGCGTTCGAGATCAACTACATCGACGAGGAAGGCAAGCAGCGCTTCAGGACGCTGGATCCACGCGAGTGCATTCCGGTCTATGACAACACGCTCAGCAACGAGCTCCTGTACGTCATTCGCTTCTACTCGGAGGCGCTCGTGAATGAAAGCATCGAGAGCTACATCGTGGAGGTCTACGACGACACAAAGGTCACAGCATACGCCTCGAGCGTGGGCTTCTCGAGCTTCAGGTACCTAGGCGAGACGCCTCACTTCTTCGGTCAGTGTCCGGTGACGGTGTTCAGCCTTAACACGGACGAAACAAGCATCTTCTCGCAGGTGATGAGTCTGCAGGACGCATACAACGAGCTGATATCCGACGAGGTGGACGACTTTGAAGCGTTCGCGGATGCGTACTTGGTGCTCAAGGGCATCACGGCCGATGAGGACGATCTGCTGTCCATGAAGGAACACAGAGTCTTGATGATGGATTCAGATGCCGATGCGGCCTATCTGACCAAGAGCATAAGCGATACACAGATAGAGAACATGCTGCAGAACATCAACGACCAGATACATAAGATCTCTGCGAGCCCTGACTTCAATGACGATAAGTTCATGGCACAGAGCGGCATCGCTATGAGATACAAGCTCGTAGGCTTCGAGAATGCGGCAAGCGCCATCGAGTCGAACATGAAGAAGGCACTGCAGAGAAGGCTGGAGCTTATATCTGCGATCCTTGGTCTGCTCGGCTCAACAGAAGAGGAGCTCTGGCGCGAGGCGCAGATCACCTTCACGCGCAACCTTCCGAGCGACCTGACTCAGACCGTGCAGATAGTTAATCAGCTTCGTGGCATAGTCAGCCAGGAAACGCTGCTGACACTCCTGCCGTTCGTACAGGACGTCGACGAAGAGATGGAGCGCGTAAGGGCAGAGAAAGAGGAGAACATGGAGCTCTACAGCTTCGGCGAGGTAAACGATGACGAAGGAAGAATTGAGGAGACTCCAGAGGAAGAATAACCGGTACTGGCAGCGGCGCGAGATGCGTCAGAGGATGCAGCTGTTCAACAAGTCGGTCACAGAGCTGGACGGCGAACTTGAGCGACAGTACAGGCGAGTCGGCAAGATAATCGAGCGTGAGTTTTTGAGCACCATCGAGGAGCTCCGGAACAAAGAAGGCGTGATCTTGCCGAGCGACATGTACAAGAGCAAGCGCTACTATCAAATGCTGAACGAAGTCAACAGCGAACTGGACAAGCTGGCACTGAAGGATATGACGCTCATCGAGGACAAGCTCCTCGACGTCTATGAGAAGCAGAGCCGCATGACAGCGAAAGACTTCGGGCTCTACTACTCGATAGACAAGGACGCGGCGCGGACCGTCATCCGCGAAACGTGGTGCAGTGACGGCAGAGACCTATCACAGAGAATATGGCGAAACAGAGGCCTACTCATGCAGAAGCTTGAGGACGGCCTTTTTGAGTTCGTCACGAGAGGCCAGCCGACAGCACAGCTCGTCACAGATCTCATAACCGAGCAAACAGGCCAGTCGGCCGCGGATCTGAAGAATATACTCGATGACGACTTCCGTGAGGCGTACAACAACGCTAAGAGGCTCGTCAGGACCGAGACAGCCCGAGTACAGACCCGGGCAACGCAGGACAGGTACAAGGAAGCGGGCTTCACTAAGTGGCGCGTCATCGCTGAGCCTGACTGCTGTGAGGTATGCGCAGACCTGGCTGAACAGGTCTTCGACATAGATGAGCTCGTCATACCGGCACATCCGAACTGCAGGTGTGCGATGGCGGCTATAACAGAATCACTTGAGTGAGGGGCGTGAAAGACCGCAACTCAGAACAGAAAGGAAGGGCTGACCACATGGCAGAACTTGAAAACACAAACATCGGGGCAGAGCAGGACTCTGAACCAACACCCAAGACCTACACCGAAGCAGAAGTGAAGGAACTCCTCCAGAAGGAAGGCGACAGACGTGTCACCGAAGCGCAAAAGAAGTTCGAGCGGAAGCAGGCGGATAGGGAGAGGGAAGCAGCCAAGCTGTCGAGAATGGATGACATAGAGCGTGAACGCTACGAGAACGAGAAGCGAGCCGCAGAGCTCGACGAGCGCGAAGCTAAACTCAGACGTGACGAGAACAGGGCGGCTGCAAGCAACATCCTGGCAAAAGATCAGATCGACCTGGCAGGTGTCGACCTTGTAGTGGACGGCGATGCGGAAGTTATGAACGAGCGCATCAAACTGCTCCGCAAGGTCGTTGCCACTGCAAAGGCTCAGATGCTTGCGGGCAATTCACCCAAGAAGGCACCGGAGCAGACCGAGGGCATCACTAAAGAGATGTTCAACAAGATGACACTCGCAGAGCAGCAGCACCTGTTCGATACTGATCGAGAGCTATACAACAAACTTGTTCAGAGATAAAGGAGAATACAATGTCAAATAATCCTTACAACAACTTTGTCCTCGAAAACAAATTCGAGAGCCAGCTGACCACAAAGGTCGACATGGCGAACTACCTGACTGCTGACTACTCTCTCTCCGAGAATGCCGGCATGAAGAAAACCATCCACAAGTATAAAGCTACCGGTTCCGTTGAGGATCTCGCTCAGGGCGTAGGCAATAGCGGAGTGTTCGAGGCAACATACGCTTCGGAAGACTACACAGTAGGCGTCACACAGGGTAAAGGCCAGTGGTACGACGAAGAGGCCATGAAAGACCCGATGATCGTTGAGACGATCACGAAGGGCATGGCTGAGGCTATGGTCAACGACTTCACAGCAAAGGCCATCGCTGAGATGATCAAGACCCAGCAGACAGTAGAGTGCGACTTCAGCACAACGTCTTCCGGCTATCTGTTCGGTAAGGTCGTAGACGGCGCTGCACTCTTCGGCGAGGAGAGCGAGGGCGTGTTCCTGCTCATCAACCCGAAAGACGTCGCATATGCAAGAAAACAGCTCGAAGATTCCTTGAAGTATAGCGAAGGCTTTGTTCGCACCGGCTACATCGGAACAGTCTGCGGATTCCCGGTCATCATGACCAATGCTGCACCGGAAGGCTGCGCTATCCTGGCCACAAGAGAAGCTGTCACACTCTTCCTCAAGAAGGCAACAGAGATCGAGCAGGACAGAGATCCTGACATCAGAAAGAACCTCCTCTTCATCCGTAAGGTCGCAGTAGTAGCGCTGACCAACGAGAAGAAGGCGGTCATCCTGGCCAAGCCGCAGAGCACAGCCTGTGTCATCACGACCTACACAAAGAACACGAAGACAGTCAGCGGCACATGCGGCACAGACGTCACGCATGTTGATGTATATGTCAACGGCGACTACAAGGCAACTGTAGCAGCAAGCGCCGGCGCATTCACAGGCACGAACTGCCTCAGCACTAACCTCGCCGTAAGCGACACAGTTGATGCTATCGCATACGCACCGGGCAAAGCTAAAAAGGCTGCTACACAGGTCACAGTCGCTAACTAATGCGGGAGGTAGCGCATCATGCTGACAAAAATCAAAACGCTGTTGGGAATTAGCGGGACATCTAAGGATGCGCTACTTGATCAGTTGATCGACAACGCTGAGGAGTTCGCGGTCAACTTCACGAACAATCCGGAAGCGCTCGGCCATCTTTCCGGGGCTATCACGCTTATGGTCTTGCATGACTATAACCGCATCGGCTCCGAGGGAGTTGCGTCCGAGAACTACAGCGGGGCGAGCTTCACATACCTGTCGGAATATCCGGAAGGCATCATGAAACAGCTCCGCCAGTACAGGAAGGTGAAAGTGATATGACCATCTTCAGAGAACTCCAAAGCGCGACGGTCAAAGGCTACGATCCGGCACTGGATGAAGACCAGCACCCAATCGCTGGCGTGTACGCTGTAGACGATTACGGTCAGCTCGTTCCTTCCTCGACAACGAGAGACATCGAGATCACGATCAAGCCGTATTCACAGCAGAACGTCACGGATCCGCGCTATGTCGATGTGGAGGCGGTCGGACTTACAAGAGACTATATCGCTCCGGGTGAGGTCATAAGCCTTGCCCAGGGCGATTTTAAAGTCAAGTACGTCATACCGACACCACACTGGCAGGAAGCGCTGTTGGTGAAGCTATGAAGGTCGAATTTGAGAACGCCAACGAGCTGATAGTGAAGCTCGACAATGTGGCGAATATCGACCTCAGGAAGCCGCTGCTCAAGGTCGGAAACGACATAGAAGTCGCCGCGAAACAGAACTGCGCCGGAAAGTTCAACGAGCCGACCGGCACTCTAAAGCGGAGCATCCGCGCCGAGCTTGTCAGTCCCACGTCCGTAGAGGTCGGAACAAACCTCGAGTACGCGATATATGTCGAGCACGGCACCGGTCTCTGGGCGTTCGACGGCGTAGGCAGAGCCGCGACAGCAGAGCACCCGATTCCGTGGCGGTATCGCGGCAGTGACGGCATGTGGTACACCACGTACGGTATGCAGCCGAAGCCGTTCCTGATACCCGCATTCAACAGCAAGAAGCACAACATCAAAAAGTACATCATGGAGGAGTACGATGATAGATTTTGACAAGACCATAGTCGCAACGCTGTCGGAGATCCTTCCATGCTACTATGAAAACTTCATCACTGGAGACATCGCGCTGCCGTGCATCACGTTCACGGAAAACAACAACAGCTCGTACCTTGAGGGCGATGCGCTGAGATATTCGCACATCAACTACACGGTAAAGCTGTGGATGGACAATAAGACGCAGCAGAGTTACCTGAACGACATAGACGAGGCCATGAAGGATCTCGGCTTTGTCCGGAACTCCGCGCTTGAGATGGTGAACGGCAGGGTGATAGAGAAAGTTATGGACTATGAGGCCATCGGATGGGAGACCTACCCGGCTCCGGTCCCTGACCTCGAGGAAGGAGAATAATCAATGGCTGGAACACTCAGCAAGGGCATAAAGCTCAGCTACAAGGCGAGCGGCGGCGCCAACTTCACCGACCTGACCAACCTGCAGGAGATCCCCGATCTCGGCGGTGACGTGGATTCGGTGGAAACCACAACGCTCGACGACGCTGCGCATACATACATCAACGGACTGAAGGACTACGGCGAGAGCCTTGACTTCACGTTCCTGTATGACAAGACGCAGTTCACAACGCTGAACGGTCTCTCCGGAACGATCTCGTGGAAGGTCACTTTCCCGGGAACAAGCGCGGCCACGTTCACATGGGACGGCGAGTCCTCGGTCAAGATCAACGGTGTAGGCGTGAACGATGCGATCACCTACACGCTCAGCGTCAAACCGAGCACAGCTATCACAGTCGCATAAGCAGAAACGCGGGGGACGTCAACATCACGGCGTCCCCTTTAGTTGCAGGGAGGTAAAACATGTACACGGATTGGACAGTGGGCGACCACGTTTATAAGTTAAGACTGACCACGCAGGGCGTCGTTCAGCTCGAGAAGGCGCTCGGCTATAATCCGCTGCAGATGTTCATGGGCATCGACGAGGACGTGCTTCCGAAGGTCGGAGACATGATACAGGTGCTCCATCAGATGCTGCAGCCATACAATCACGGCCTCAGCCTTACCGACACGTATGACCTTTTTGACGATTACGTTAAGAGCGGCAACTCTATGTGGGACATCATTCCGGTGATCGTGAGATGTTTCCAGGAGGCGGGATTCTTACCCAAGGACGAGGCTGACTCAAAAAACTGAACGAGGAGGAGTCCGAAGATGATGGGCTTCTCACTCCGAAGATCGAGAAGATGAGGGACTACTGCCTTATAGCGGGTATCCGTGAGCGTGAGTTCTGGGACATGACCGTAGGCGAGGCGGTGCGGGAGCTGGACGCATTCCAGGAACGCAGACGAGACAGAGCATACTTCGAGTTCACCAACGCGATGGCTGTGAGCTTGTTTGTCGGCACCATGTTTGGGAACAAGCATATACCGAAGCTCTACGAGATTTATCCGGAACTGTTCCCTGACGGCGCGGAGGAAGAAGCCGAGGCCGAACAGGAGAAGCGCACGGAGACATCCATGAATAACTTCCTCAAATTCGCGAAGATCTT